CCTTCTAATTTCTTTTGGTTTTCATTTAATATTCTAACCTGTTCTTCAGTTAATTTATCCAACGCGATTGATTGTGCACCTCCAAATTCTTTTGATATTGATGATACGTCTATACTCATCACCCCATCCTTCATTCTTGCGAGGTTGGTGATAAATTCTGTTTGTTTTTCGTCTAATTTTAATCCATTTGCCATTAACGCACTTGCAGCAGACGCTCTCTCGGCTGACGCTATTGCTCCCTTAGCTAATTCTTGATAACTAATACCTAATTCTTGAGCCATTGCTTTTGCTCTTCTTAAATTAATACCTTGAATTTCAAATTGTCCCGATGTACTATTATATGCCGCTAATGAACCCGCAGCACCAATTAGAGCGTCTTGTAATCCCTCAACATTATTGGTGGCATCATACATCATTTTTAATGGATCTCCAAAGTCACCAATTGCACCTCCTAATACTTGTAAATTAGCAGATAATGATATCGCCCCTTCTGGGTCCATAACTTTATCTGCAATGGTAAACACTTCATTCATACTCATTCTGAATTCAGTTGCCTTTTGTACCATTCTAGTTAAACCTTGTATACCATTTTGAAAACCATATTCATTTAATTTAGCAATATTTGTACGAATTTCATCAACAGTTTTTTTACCGTTTAACCCTAAAGCTATTGAACTCTTACCCGCTTTATTAATTGCCTCTACAGTCTTTTCCGCTCCGATACCAACTTGTTCAAAGTTTGAGAATACTTTTGACATTTCTGTTAAGTCCCCAACAAAAGCTCTTGATGTTTGAGCTGTGTCCGCCACTACGGTTGAGTTTAATGTTGTAAATCTTCCCGTTTCTTCAGCAAGACCAACCATTAAGTCACTAACGTGTTCAAAACCATAACCCATTGAAACTACTCCAGGTAACGCATCAACTATTTGTTGTCTATAATTTTTTGATAAATCACCAGCAACCCCCAATTGTGAGTTAATTTGAGCTCTAAGTTCTACTTCTTTTGCTAAAATATCTTTAGATCCGTCAAATGCGGCACCTCCTAATTTTTTAATTAAAGCGGTTGTACCGTCAATGATTCCACCATTTTTACCAAAATATTGATTTAGTGTTTCTACACCAGCACCTAAAAAAGCTTTTAAATCGGTAATATCAGTTTTAGACCCCATAGTTAGTTTAGTGCTAAAAGACTGTATATCACCAATACCTTCCGTTATTTTACCTACAGCACCACTTGAAGAGCTTCCAGTATTAGTATTTCCACTAGAATCGTTAGCTTTAGCATTTGGATCAATATTAAGATAATAGCTAAATTTATTAGCTAGAATTGCACCATCCGTTTTACCGAATTTTCTAACATAAACTTTTTCAAATTCGTCGGAACCTTTTCTAGCCGCTTTCGCTAATTCTATATCTGTTGAAGTCATACATATAAATAGATTAAGTTGTGGTTTCTAATTCAATTAAATAATTGATGTAGTATCTTCGTATGTATATCGGCATAGACATAATGTCTCCGTATGAAAACCCTCGTTTTACTAAAAATAAAATCTCATCTAATTGTCCTTTCTTATACTCCGTAGAAAGGGCGAAAAAACTCCACCCCAAAGCCAATTTCTACATTGACAAGTTCTCCTGACGGGGCGGTTACTGATTTTACTAAATCTAAATTTGGTTTATGTTCTTTTACGAATTTTCTAAATTCTTGGGAATCTTTGATTGGCATTTGCTCAACAAAATTGTGGATATTCATCAGGTCTCTATTACCTGCAATGGATTTAATCATCATCTCTAACTGTTTGGTGACAACAGGTGCAACACCAATACCATTCCAACTCTCTTCAATTTTTTCAATTTCTTTAAGTTGTTTTTTAGTTAAAAATTTAAATGTAATATCAACATTTGATTTTGGAAAATGGAATTTGAATTCTCCCATTTCATCTGGAACTAATGTAAAGTCTTTAAATGTTATTTCACTTAAATCTACAACTCCAGTAAATTCTTCATCTGTTTTTGGGTCTCTTAAGTAAAAATTATATTCTGGACCAAATGATGTGTTTCTTAAAAATATAAGAATCGCACTTCTATCCTCATCCGCCAATTCTTCAATTGGTAGGTCTTTATCCAATATTTTTCTTTTCAACAATTCATCAATAACTGTGTTAGTTTTAAGTAAGTTTTGAGAGGATAAAATATTTTCATCAGCCGCGGTTAAGTAAGCCACTCGAACTGATTTTTTCTTATTTGCGTAATGAATTCCTTTAGAAGGAAGTTCAACTACGTCGTAAGCGATTGTTGGGTCTATTGCAAATTGTTCCATAGTCTTAAATTTACTTAATAACTATGTTAAAGTAAAGATTTAAAATAAAAAACCAACAACCCATTAGACAGATTTACTAATTCGGTTGTTGGTTTAATAATATTATGTAGAAAATGGTATTAGTATACTTGGATACATCTATCCATTCTCAATGTACATTGAATTGTTGCGATTGCATCGTTGTTGTAATCTAAATCACCGAAGTTTAAGTCAGTGATAAAGGTACCTTGAAGAATCCACTTTTCAACCACAACTCCTGTTGGGTCTAACATTTCAAGTTCAATATCTTTCTTATATCCAGCAGCATAACCCATTCTACCTGTTACTGATTCTGCGTGTAAACGGAACCATTCCATTAAAGCTTGTGATGCTGAAGGACCGATTGGGTCTTTAAATGTAACTTGAAGAGCTTCCCAAGTAAATCTACCTGCAACGTAAGTTGAAGTGTTTAAGAAAGGAATCTCAACCGAGTTAATTTTTGCACTAGGTCTTTTAGCTGAAGTAACGTACCATTCGTTGATACCCAATGATGAAGGGAATCTAACAATGAATCGGTTAACTCTTTTCGGTTCGTAAGGAACCGGCATTTTCATTAGTAAATCTGCCATTTTGTATTTGTTAAGTTTTTAGTTTATCTTTTCTATAAATATAAGCCAAATGGAAAATAATCTTTTTTTGAATTTTTATTGTTGTAGGCTTGATTATGTCAATTATTTTTCGTAGTTTTTTACTAGACTAGTTTAATAAGTTCTAGAATAAATTACTTTTTAAATAAAATAATTAAAATATTATTAATAAATACTAGAATATCTAGTTCTAGAATACTAGTATAGGTAAAAAAATATAACTGTTATAAAAAATGGTTCCTTGTGGAACACATATTTTTAATAGAAAAGGGGTCCCGTAAATGGAACCCCTTTCTTTTTTATATCTCCTTTTAGATTAGATATTCTCAAATGAAGCCCCTGTTGGGGTAATTATGAACTCTAAATCAATAAATTCAAGAGAACGTGTTGGTTTCACATAGATTTTACCTCTTAATGTGTTAGCATCGATGTCTTCAGGGTCATTAGAAACCGTTACACGGAATTCATATAAACCTCTTTCTTTCTTAATTGATTCAAGGATTGGGTTAACCAATCTTAAGAATTCGTTTCTTACTTGTTCATCGTTTTGTTCGAACAATAATCTAACCGCTACCGCCGATATTAGTTTTCTAGCTCTTAATAACAATCTTCTTACGTTGATTCTATCAAGTGCAGATTCTCTAACTTGAAGGGTTTTGTTACCCCATATAATTGTACCAGTATCAGAGAATGTAGCAATTGGGTTAATTCTGTTAGCATAAAGGTCGTCTCTTTCATCTAAAGTTAATTTTTTAGATGCTTTGATTGCATTTACTAAACCTCTTGAATAACCAGCTACTGCGAACCAAGGGTAAGATACGTTATCAGTTAAAGCAATGTTCTTAACAACCTCACCTGTTGGTGGAATGTATAATTGAGTCGCGTTATCCGTATCTCTTACTTGAATCCAAGGCCAGTAAGTTGCTGAGTAGTTAGTGTCTAATCCCACGGTATCAATATTACCGATTACATCTTCAACACTAGTCACGTTAGGTGAACCAATGATGTAAAGTGAATCCGCTCTTTCGTTTTCAACCATATCAATTGCTTGAGTAGTTAAAGAACTATGATCGTAGAAGTTAATACCTGGAGTTGCAAATACGTTAATATCAACCGCTTCAGGGTTTGCAAATGATTCAATACCTTGTAAGTAAGCGTAATAATCAGAGTTTCCTACTGTATTACTGAATACTCCATTATTACCTGTGTGACCACTTACATATGTGTTTTTACCAAATATGTATGCATCTCCGTTAGTTCTAACGTCTCTGTAGATATCCCAACCATCTCTACCACCATATACCGCGAATGTAAATTTACGGAATGCAATGTTTTCTAACAATCCTTTGTCTGTACCTTCTAAATCGTATGGTGTACATTTAAATGATGTTCCGGTTACCGCAGCTGCGTTTGATGATAAGTGGAATCCAAATGATTCACCACTCGCATCCGCTCCTTTAAATTTCAATAAATCTTTATCGAATCCAACTTGTGAAGAAATACCCAAAGATACTTTTCTTACTTTGTCTCCGTTAGATAATACTGGAGTACCGTTTGATTCGTAATAAATCACATCTCCAGCTTGTAAATATTCTGTTTTATAAATTGAACTTCCCAAAGTTGCTCCTGAGAAAGCATTATCGGTTAAGAAACCTTTAAAACCTGCAGGGAACGCATCTGTTGGGTGATTTGCGTCCATAACTAACATAATGTATTTTGAACGTAATTCAAATTCACCATCAGAAGTACCTACTTTTCTAGCAACATATCCTGGTAAGTCTGGATTCATTGAACATCTTGTGAATTTTTCAAGAACTACCATATTCTCATCAGTATCGTTGAAATCTCTTACAATTAAATCAAACTCACCAGAGTCAACGTTAATGTTTTGAACCATTATTTTAACTTGGAAGTTAGCCATTTCACCGTCTGAAATTGTTTGAATTTGGAATAAATCCGAAACATTTCCACCTCTTACTTCAGACACAACTGTTGGAGATATTGTAGTATCCCAACCTTGTAAGAAGTTATTTCCGTCTAGGTTATATGCAATTGTTGAACTAATACCTCTAATTAAACCTTGTTGGTATGCGTATTTTAATAAATTAGGATATACTTCGTGAACATACACCGCAAAATCGTCAATTGATTTATCAAATACATCTGTTCCTAATACTTTTGTAATGTATTTTGAAGATGTTGTATCTAATGAACAAGTGAATGATTTAGTACCACTATTTAAACCTACAGTTGTTAATGTAAATTCAGAGAATACGTTTGTTGATAAAGAACCAACATTTGAAATTGTAACTCCAGTGTTAGCAGTTACTTCGTGTGTTAATGTTTGACCAACATATCTACCTCTTGATCTCAATGCTGCAACTACGATGTTATCATAGTCAGTATTTAAAGATGCACTCCATAAGAATTTAGTACCTGTAAACGCGGTACCATTCCAAACAAAAAGATAAGAAAATACGTGAGTTATTGATGATCCTGCATTGTGGAATATGTTGTACCATTCTTTATTGTTAAATGATTCATCTCTACTCGCACCGTTTAATGGAGATGATACCTCAGTACCACTCAATGATGAAACGTTAGCATCTGGAACAAGACCAATAACGAACCAGTTTCCTGTTTGTCCTGTACCATATCCAGCGAAATTTTCTGTGATATAACTTGTTATTGATGTACCATCTACAGATGTCTTATTAGAAAGTTCAGCGAAAACGGTACTTCCTGTGATACCTGTTAGGGTTGGGTTTAAAGTGAATCCTGTTGATGTAGGGGTTTGAGTCTTATCAACGGTGATACCACCTAATGTCTTAATACCGAATGTTTTGTTAGGTTTGTATCCTGTAAGACCCAATACTCTTGTTACGAATAATTGGTTTGACTCTTGCAAGTACGACTTAGCTACATATGGTAATTCATATTTTGGGTTACCAACACCGTCTTTTGAAGGTGAAGTTGGTCCAAAGTATGTTTTGAATTCGTCGAAACTACTGATTAGAACTGGTTCGAAGGCTGGACCTTTTAAGGTTTCACCAACTAGACCAAGAGTTGTTACCCCGACGCTTTGAGCTACGAATGTTAAATCTTTCTCTGATGTGTAGACACCTGGAGAAACAAATACTCTGTTTGAATTTGCCATCGATTAATGTTTGGTTAATATTTTTATTACTTATTCTATAAATATCTTTGTTTTTAGCAAAGATTTCCGTACTTTATTTAAAAAGATAGTTATTTATCTTATTATATCTTTTAATATCTTATACAATGGAAAACACTCAAAAAAACGTCAAAATCAGTGATAAACACCACGAAATGTTAAAAAATTATTGTGATAAGAATGGTCTTAAAATTTACAAAGTATTGGAAAAATGGATTGAAGACTACTGTAAACCCAAAAAGAAAGACATATATGGTGACGATTAATACAGGTATGTTATACCTATTTTAGATCCTACCACTGGAGTTCCTTGTAATGTAATTTCATTAGACTCCGTAATTTCGAAACCAAGTCCCTCATCTTCAACAAGACCATTAATGTCTAAAGTAACAACACTATCGATTGTATTTGTTACAGTAAATGATACCGTTGATCCATCATATGTGTAATACTCTGTGGTAACTTGAATCGGTTTTCCGTATGTATCAATGAAAACACTGTTTCTACCTTTAAAATATGTTATGGCAACAGTACTACCTTCTTGTGGTGGAGTAACAAACGTAACTTTAGATGTTCCAGGGATATGGAAATAATCCACATCTCTTTCTTGAATAAGTCCATTGATTGTCACGTTGAATAACATACCAATACTTTCACCAACACTAAACGCAGTTTGCATACCATCAGCAAGAAAAGTTGCGACGGTTATATCAATTGTTTTGTTAA